AGGTCTATACGCATCTTTTCTCCTTCACTAAAAGACGCGTATGAAAAATTATCATGTATGGGAGACTGGACGGTTTCATTAAACTCCTCATCGAGAGTAAAGTTTATGTAGAAGTCCATCATCTGTAGATAACGGTTTACTTGCTGATTTATCAGCGGTAGGTACTTCTTGATGATTTTAGTTTTAACTCCTCCGTCCCTCAACAAACCATATGAAAAATCATAGTAGTTTACTGTAGTCTTCTTCTCAGCTAATTCATTATAAGTGGTTGCTAGACTTGACTTGTACTCTTTTAATTTCTCATGCTCAGTATTTCTGTTTGCAAGTTGTTCGGTAAGTTTTTGTACTTCCGATTCAAGATCTGTGATCTGTCGTTGACATCCAGAAATGCGAGTATTGTTTTGAGAAATGCCATGCGTTAGTTTAGTAATCTCCTTTGATAGGTTTGTAAACTGATGCTCTCGCTCTTCCTCCTTTTTAATTGCTTCTTCTAGTTCCTTATAACCAGATTGCAACTCCTTAGCTTTATCTTGAGCACCAGCGATTTTATTTATTCTGAACTCCTCTTCTATGTCCTGTCCACAGGTAGGACAAACCGTATTTTTTGTAAAGAACTTGTGTTCTTTTGTAATAGTAGATACCTTATTGGATATTTTACCCTTAAGATTTCCCAATTCACGTAACTTTTCCGTAGCTCCTGTTAACTTTTCTTGATCTTTTGTAAGGTCAGTTATGTCATCTTGTAACTGTTCATTTACCATAACATGATCTTCTGCCTCACACATAAGAGTATCAATCTTATCTTTATTTTCTTTTATTCTTCCTTTACTTTGTGATTCTAATTCCTTTATCCACTCACTTTGCATTCGTTGTTTATCATTTAAAGACTCTTTCTTCAATTCCAAAGTTCTTATTTCTTCTTTGAATTCTCTAAGCTTGTCTTTGATTAAATTATTCATAGATGAGAATATTTTTATATCCAACAAATCTTCAATGACTTCTCTTCTATTCGTAGCAGTAAGTTGCATGAATGGAACAAAGTTTGTAGAACCTAAAATCACAATTTGAGTAAATGACTTATAGTTCATCTTGAGAACATTTTGTTCCAACCACTTCTGTTGATCAGCAGCATGTGAGAACTGATCTAAACAAACTCCATTTTTATGAATCTCAAATATATTTGGTTTAATACCCCTTCTAACTTTCCATGCAGTCTGACCAATAGTAAATTGAACTTCAACCAAACAGTCCTTCTCGTTTACAGAATTTATCAATTGAGCTTTGTTAATCTTACGAAATGGTTTCCCAAACAAAGTAAATGTCAAAGCATCTAACACAGTGCTTTTTCCAGCACCATTTTGTCCAACTATAAGTGTTGTGGAATGAGTGTTAAATTCTACTTCTGTAAATTGATTCCCTGTTGAAAGGAAATTTTTCCATTGTATCTTTTCAAATAAAATCATTTTGACCTTCAGGTGGAATCACAATATCATTTTTGGTAATGATAGCATACTTGTAATCATGTGTTTCACATGTTTTAAATATTACAGCATCTTCTACTTCAATAACATGCATTTCAGGATATCCAACATCTTCTAACTGATAGGCAAATCTAACTGCATCATCCTCTTCCTCAAAAATATAAAGAACTTCTTCTCCATCTTCACGAGTTACAGCATAAGCACCTTCTTTCTCTTTTCCATCAATTGTGAGGATAAACATTAGACCAATTCACATGCTTCTTGATAAATGTCTTGCATTATCTTCTGAACTACCGATTTGTCAATATCTATTTCAGACTCTTCAATATACCTATTAAGAATAGATATAGTATCTTCAGACTCAAACGACTCGAACTCATCAGGTTTCTGTAGAGAAAAATTCTCTACAATTTTAAGTTCAGAAACATCAGAACTATACAACTTGTCAATAAATTTTTCAAACTGTAATTGATCAGTTTTATTCCTCACCACTAATTTTACTATCTTACCTCCTAATTGTCTAGCGTCAAATAATCGGTAATCCAAATCATCATAATAGATGATCTTAAATATACTGTATGGATTATTGACTGGTGTATGCTCTAGTGTCTCGGTATCAAATAAATGAAATCCTCTTGTATCATCTACATCATTCCAATACATTTCATATGGATTACCCAAATAATAAACATCATCTTGATTTGATCTTGTATGATAATGCCCAGAAAATGTCTTCTTGAATTTTTTAAATATATTCCAATCCATACCATGCTCCATATCATATCCTCTATGAACCCTAAATCCATTCAACTCTAAATGACCCATACACACAGAAGCTTGTGACCTATTAATCAAAGAAAGACTCATATCTTCATTGTCAGAATTAATCCAAGGGACAAGAAGAACATTACAACCTCCTACTTCTATAGAACTTACCTCAGAATATATTTTTACATTATTATACTCACGCAATAATAAATCTATCGCATTGACTTCATTAGTATTCTTATAGTATGCTGTATGGTTACCAACAATAGTATGGACAGTGATGCCCATATCTCTTAGTCTATCAAAATAATGATCCTTTGCCCATGTCAATGCAGCAAAATCAATTCCCTTCCTACTATCAAAGGTATCACCCATATCAATAACAGTAGTAATACCTTCCTTTTCTAGAGTAGGAAAGAATACATCATTATAAAATTTTAGAAAATAGTCATGAAAGAGTTTTGAATTTTTACGACAACCAAAATGTTGATCAGTTATGATTGCAACTTTCATTAGTATCTAAGCTTTGAATGAACTGAATCTTTAATTGAATTATAATCTGAGAAATTATCATCTCCATCATGGTCAAACACTTGATCGTATCCAGTTCTTTCTAATATCTTATTTTTTATTTCTAACTGTTTCTTTTCTTTCTGTATTCTTCTTAAAAATGCGTAGTGAATGATCTGGGTAAAATATGCAAATGGATTCTTAGACTTGGCAGGATCAAAATTATGAATGTACTGGACACAATTCTCTATGCCATCACAAACCATATCATCTTTAAACATGTAATTAACAAAGTTTGGTTTAAAAGATAGATGTGTAGCAATCTTTAAAAAACACTCACCTATGTATCGAGGTATGACTGGTTTAGGCAAATCTCTGATCTGTGCTATCTCAACATCTTCACGATATCTTATTAAAGCAGCAAGAAACTCTTTGTTATTTACATAGTGTTCCGACCTTTTCCTTTTAGCCATAGGTTTAATTATTGCCATAAGTCATTATCACTACTATGTAGAAATTATAACATTTAAATGCCTACTTGACAAGTACCCAAATACTGTGTACAATAACCTTTGTAGAGGTTCAAAGGAATATATTAGCTCTTAGGTTTAGTATTATCGTTCTTATATATTTTTTCTAATATCTTTTTAGCATCTTGTACGTTGCTAAGATATCCCATTCGTCTATTTAACTGTCTATCTCTTCTAGTAAATTTATCAGCATTATTAACAAAAGCTTGATGCATTACGATCATTTCCATATCATTAGATTCACTTAAAGTTAATACGTCAGCAATATCAACTATAAACATATCTTCTGAGGTTGTCTTTAACCAAGGTTCAACTTTGAATCCTTGCATTCCATTTCTATTTTTAATAAAACTAATAGTGACTGGATTGTGAACAACAAGCATAGTTCTATTTTCTTCTTCGGAAGCTGCTACCTTAGCAAATACTTCTTCACCTGATTTGAATTTTAATGTTGCGTAAAAATCGTCTTCCATATTACCCTTTTAGTTGAACAGTAATGATATCATAATTAAAGTTTTCTTCGTTGTAGATTTTTATTCTTTCGATTAGATGATTCAATGTATAATTTTTCTTACTCCTAGTAGAACAATCATCTGATATATCATATAAGATAGCTTTCACTTTATTTTTCCCTTTTCTAAGAACTCGTCCAATACTTTGGAGATTTCTAATCCTCGATTTGGACGGACTGGCAAAGATAACGTTATGGAGATTCTTAATATTGATACCTGTAGAAAATGTTCCATAGGAAGCAACAATGATAGCATCTTTTTCTTTTTCTGTTATCTCTCTTACCTTTTCTCTTTCATCAGCATCCACTCCACCGTGAATAAAGAATAATTTTCTATCATCATTCTTATTATTATTTATCAAATCGTAAAGAACTTGACCATGTGCTTCTACTCGTGAAAACAGTACAAGAGTGTTACCTTTGAGATCTAAAGTTAGATTCTTGATAAAATTATTTCTTTGGGGATGTGATATAATATATTCTATTTCATCTTGATACGTTTCAAATTTCTGTGGATTATGTTTTAGAACGATACACTGTATATCTAATTGAGATAAGTGTCCTTCTCTCATTAATTGATCTGTTTTAGTTACCTTGTATGATGGTCCAAACAATCCCTCTAACACCCATTTATGCGTCTGTGTGCCATCTAATGTTCCAGTAAAACCAAATCTATACTTAGCATGATGTAATTTAGTCATTATGTTAACTAAAGACTTACTTTTAAATAGGTGTGCTTCATCTCCTATAACTACATTATAATCTTCAAAGAATGATCTTTCTAGTTTATAGACAGATTGCCATGTAGTAATGGTAACTGGTAGTTCATTTGATTTTTCTTTTCCTGCGTATATCCTGTGGCAATATGACTCAACATCCCAACCATAATCAAAAAAGTCCTTATACATCTGTTCTACGAGTGATGTCGTGGGAACAACTAAAAGGATTTTTTGTCCTTTCTCAACGTAATATCTTACAAGAGAATATATCATCAAAGATTTTCCTGAAGCAGTGGGTGATATCAATAGCTTTCTATTATGTCTTAAGGCATCGTATACTCCCTGAACTTGGTACTTTCTTGGTTGATGACTGCAAATAGAACTCATGTAATCTTTTACACCACCATATGATATTCCCTCATTTACTTCAAAGGGAGCTCCATAATATTGGTTATCTTCAAACTTATATGTGTAATCGTGTCTTTCGCAAAAAGAAACAATCTTATCTAATAATCCCACATATATCTTTTTTGATCTTAGATCATATAAATGTATCTCACCGTTCCAATGCTTGTTTCTATATTGAGGCATGAACTTTGCACCCTCTACCTCAAAGGTAAAGTGGTCTCTTAGCTCATACTCAATATGAGGTTCGGTATCAATTTTTAAAAATACTTCGTTGGCCTTTGATATTACAACATTGGCCGTTGTGT